CACAAACGATTATTGAAATGAGCACATTTGTTAGTAGAGGAAATACCTTTCAGGCAATTGCGCCAAATCATGATGACTTAATGATGAACTTAGTATTATTTGCTTGGTTCACAACAACTGATGTCTTTCAATCATTAACAAATATTGATATGAAAGATATGTTATATAAAGAAAGATTAAAGGCTATACAAGATGATATGCTACCATTTGGCTTTGTCGAAAGTGGTAGTTATCAAGAGGATAAATATACAAAAGACGCTGATGGAAACGTCTGGTTAGAGGTAGAATGGAAGGGTTCACAAAATTTTTAACAGAAGATAATCACGAAGAGATTCCAATGAAAGATCTTCATGTCGTAATACTTGGTCTTGGAGACGAAGAAGGTACTTTTGCTGATCATATGCAAGAGCTTGTATCTAAGTATGGAATGAAGAGCACGATGATCGATGTTGATGAAGCTTATATTGCTTCAAAGGATGTTGAAATTGGCGAAGTAGTGATTCATAATATTGATGGTAAAGATAAAGATATAAACCTTTTAGTAAATAACTCTTTAGTATTTGTAAGAGCTGGAGCAATTAAATCTCTTACTGCTCAATCATTAGTGTCATCATTACAAACAATTGGATTCTTTCTAGTAAATGATTTAGAGAGCATGCTTCTTTGCGATAATAAAATGTCAAATATTATTGCATTAGAAAGAAACAACATTCCAGTACCAAGAACATCGATTATAAACAATGTTAAATCAATAGAACAGGCCCATAACAATATAGGTGGAAAATTTCCGGTGATTCTGAAGACACTGAAGGGCACTCAGGGTGTAGGTGTTTCAAAGGTGAATGATATGGCATCTTTAATATCGGTAGCTCAATCACTCTGGAAGTTTAATGCTGATTTATTAATACAAGAATACTTTGATTTAAAATCTGATATAAGAACATTATTGGTTGATGGTAAAATTGTTGCAAGTGCTGAAAGAATCAAAGTAAAGAAAGACGAGTTTAGAAATAATGTTCATTTAGGAGCTGAAACTGTACCTTATATCTTATCAGAAAGAGAAAAAGATTTAGTTATAAATGCAGCAAGAGCAACAGGAGCAGCATATTGTGGAGTTGATCACTGTAAAGTAGGAAAAGATTTCTATGTAATTGAAGTCAATGGTTCACCAGGAATACGATCTCATTTTATGGGATATAATATAGAAGATGGTACTCATACAAAGAAAATTACAGATAAACAAACATTAGATATCATATTAAATTGGTTTAGTTCAGAACGAAGACGTAGACCATTTATGAGACAAGAAGTAGGTTATATTGAAAGTATTATATTAGATGGTATGGAAGAAAATCCAATACGAGCTAAATTTGATACTGGTAACTCAGCATCAGCAACTATGTTACATGTTGATAGTGTAGATGTTGATGGTGATATTGCAATTTGGAAGAAGAATGGTCATACATTTAAGAGTGAAATAGTTGATATATCAGAACCAAGTAGAGGTGGAGAACCATTTGATAAAAGACCAGTAATCGAACACGGAATTACATTTAACAATCGTAAATACACAATAGAAATAGGGCTAACAGAGAAAGATACAGCTTCTGAAATGTTAGTCAATAGAAAAACAATGACACAATTTAGAGTTTCAGTACATCCTGATAGATTATTTATTGTAAGTGATGTTGCATTAAGAAACGATAATAGTGATCATTGATGAGATACATATATTTATAAATAATAGTATTGAAGATTCGTATTATGTGTAACTTATTAACTAACTCAATAAATAGAGGATAAAGCGATGGCATTTCAAGTATCACCCGGCGTAGAGATCAAAGAGATCGATGCTACCGGAGTAGTACCAGCAGTTTCAACTTCAATAGGTGGATTTGTTGGTTCTTTTAATTGGGGTCCGGTCGAAGAAATAGTAACAGTAGGTTCTGAATCAGAACTCGCTGAGAAATTTGGAACACCAGACAACAATACTGCAAAATACTTTCTCGTAGCTGCGTCATTCTTAAAGTATGGAAACGCACTGAAAGTAGTCCGTGCAGCCAGTGGTCACGATAACGCGACCGTTGATGGTTCAGGACAACTCATCAAAAACGATGAAGACTACGAAAATAATTATGCTGACGGTTCACAGTCCGCAAAAGGACCTTGGGCTGCTAAATATCCTGGTGAACTAGGTAATAGTTTAAAAGTTGAAGTATGTACACCTGGTGGAGGTTTCTCTACTTGGGCATATGCTGGTAACTTTGATGCTGAACCTGGAACATCAAATTATGCAAGTGATTTGGGTAAATCATCATCTGACGACGAACTACACATTGTAGTAGTTGATGAAGATGGTGCTATATCAGGTACTGTTAACACAGTATTAGAAACATTTGCATTTGTATCACAAGGTTCTGATGCAAAGAAAGATGATGGTACATCAAATTATTATAAAGATGTTATTAACAATAACTCAAAATATATTTGGTGGATTGGCCATGATTCTTCTTTAACAGAAGCTGGTAATACAGTAGCTGCTCAAAACACATTTACAACTGTGAATGCTGTTATTTCTGATTCACTTTCTGGTGGTTCAGATGATAATGCTCCTACAACAGGTGAATTACAATTAGGTTACGATCTATTCGAAGATGCAGAAACAGTAGATGTTAATCTTCTTTTCGGAGTACCAGATGCTAATGGCGCTGATACAATGGCAGAAGATTTAATTTCAATTGTGAATGCAAGAAAAGATTGTATGGCTTTTGTATCACCTCCAATAGAAGATACCGTTGGAAGTTCAAGCCCAGCTGCAGATGTGAAAGCATTTGCTGATGGATTAACATCAAGCTCTTATGCAGCATGTGACTCAACAGCTCTTTATGTATATGACAAATATAACGATGTATACAGATGGATTGGAGCTGCTGGACATCATGCAGGACTATGTGCAAATACAGACAATGTTGCTGATGCATGGTTCTCACCAGCTGGTGTTAACAGAGGACAACTTCTAGGCGTAACAAAATTAGCATTTAATCCTAAGAAAGCTGATAGAGATACTCTTTATAAAGCAAGAGTCAACCCTATAGTATCATTACCTGGTCAAGGTACATTATTATTCGGTGACAAAACTTTATTAAGTAGACCTTCAGCATTCGATAGAATTAATGTTCGTAGATTATTCATCGTATTAGAAAAAGCAATTAGTACAGCCGCTAAGGCACAACTATTTGAATTTAACGACGAATTTACAAGAGCTCAGTTTAGAAATCTTATCGAGCCATTCCTAAGGGATGTCAAAGGTAGAAGAGGTATAACTGACTTCTTAGTAGTTTGTGACGAAACAAACAACACAGGTCAAGTAATTGATGCAAATAGATTTGTGGCTGATATGTATATCAAACCAGCAAGATCTATTAACTTCATTACATTGAACTTCATAGCAACCAGAACCGGAGTTGAATTCTCCGAGATCGCAGGTCAATAGGAGGAACTAAGACATGGCAATTTTAGGAGTAGATGATTTTAAATCTAAACTAGTAGGCGGTGGCGCAAGATCCAACCTATTCAAGGTAACTATGAATTATCCAAGTTATGCACAAGGTGATGTAGAACTTACATCATTTATGTGTAAAACAGCTCAGATGCCTTCATCAGTGATTGCACCTATCCCTGTTCTTTTCAGAGGTAGACAATTACAAATAGCTGGTGACAGAACATTTGATCCTTGGACAATTACAGTTATTAACGATGTTGGTTTCGAAGTTCGAAATGCAATGGAGCGTTGGATGAACGGCATTAACAGTCATAACGAAAATACCGGACTTTCAAATCCAAGTGACTACCAAGCAGACGCAATTGTAGAACAATTGAATAAAGCTGGAGAAGTTACAAAGAGATATGATTTTAGAGGATTATTCCCTACAAATATCTCTGAGATTGAAGTCAGTTATGATTCTGAAAACACTATTGAAGAATTTACTGTTGAATTCCAAGTCCAGTACTGGGAATCTGACACAACTTCTTAAGGTATAAATAATATTAGAGGGGAGGGCAACCTCCCCAATAATATGAGGTAAATTATGGCAGAATTTTTTGGATTCGAAATCAATAGGAAAAGCAAAGAGCCT